GGGAGCTGGTCCTTAACGCAGATGTAAGCAACACCACGAGGTTCAACAATACCACCAATAGCAGCAACGCACCAACGAGTTTTGTTGGTACCGGCTTCTACATCAACGGCTCTAGCACAATGAACAGTAATACCTTCAATGCCACTAGAAGTCAAGTCAGCATTAGACCAATCCTGTTTCTTGAGGGTATCAAATTCCATAACACCATCAAGACGAACAATACCAGTGTAATAGACACCTTCACCAATGGTATTAACAAGTTTCTTGTTAGCAAGTCCAGATACAACAACATTAGAACCATCACGAAGGATAGCTTCTTTTGTACCCTGACCAGCGAAATCAACTGGACGAACCTTAACAGAACCAGCGGTAGCATCTTCAATAGCAATAAATGCCTTGAGAGAAGAGGTCTTGTTACCAATGAGGTTGGTAGCCATAACATCTTCAATGAAGAGTGGAGTACCAGCAGGAATTGTTTCAGTTACACCATTAAGTGCAATCGTATCAGCAGAAGCACCTGGTGTATAAGATGCAACAGTTGCAGATGCAAGTTCAGATGCAAGTTTAGCAGAAATTTCAAGAGTTGGGAGGAATTGCTGTTCACGATAATCGGTTCCACCAACATTACCAATCATACCCTTCTTGTAGAGAGGTTCAGCATCAACAGGTGTAAAACCTTTACCACCAGCAGGAAGGATTGATTCAATCATTGGGTCAATGAATCCATATCTATCTTCAGTAGAAATAGAACGGAGGAAACCATTAGCCTTGGTCAATGGCATCCAACCAGCACCAACGAAAGCAGTATTAGCACGTCCAAGGTCAGAATTGATAATATCCTGAGTTAGACCTTCAATAAGAGCTTTACCATTTGGTTTAGCAATTTCTTCATCCCATTTTACATCGGTAACGGCTTCAACGAAGTCAGTATCAATCATAATGTTACCAACTTCAATTTTCTTCTTAACTTCTCTTTCAGATAATTGAGAAGACTGACCAGTAATATTCTTACCACGAACATACTTACCAGCATCTTTAACAACGAAGGTATATTCTTCGCCATTTCTCTTACCGACCAACTGGTCACCAAAATAAGATTTAGAACCAACAGTCAAATAACCAGCGGCTTCAGCAGCACGGACATTGATAAGGTCGGTTAACTCGTTTGTAACAAAAGCATTTGCCATAATTTATTTCTCCATTTAATGTTTATGATTATGTTCAGTCAACCATCTGTTCCAATAATTTCTATCTTTTACAGTTGGTGTGACTGATGTTGTGTTATTTGTAATTTGCTTTCCAATGACAGGAAGAGCAGGTTGTTTGATTTCAGGTTGAACTTGTGGTTGAACATTATTAGAACCATATCGCTTTGTTAAAATTTCATCAGCAACAAGAGCAATATTATGTTTTAATGTATCTGGGTCTGAACTTCTAAACACTCTAGCAAGTAATCCTGGGTTTTTATCCAAATCCATTAACTCTTTCAAAACTATTGGATAGTCATTAAGAGTTTCTAGATATGAAAATACTACACCATTTGGGTCTCTTTCACTAACTGCTTCAGCAAAATATTTCCCTTTTTCTGCAATCATTTTATTATATTCTTGCAATTCATTTGGGTCTTGGAAACAGTGTTCTGTGATAATTTTATCCCTTTCCAAATCATATTGTCTTTGTTCTTCATCATTCATTCTGCGAATATTTTGGATTTCATCCTGCATATCGCGTTCTTTGAATTTCCAATTTACATATGATTTTGGGTCAGGTGTTCCATCTTGATTCTTGAAGTGTTCATAGTCTAAACCAGATTTTCGTTGTAGTTCTTCTTCAAGTTCTTTAATACGAGCCTCATATTTTTCCTTTTGTTTTTTGCGTTTATCCTTTTCACGAATGAAAGCATAATCACGCTGTGACATTGTAGGAAATTTAGAAGGAGGTTCTTTAATTTCCTCTTTCTTTGGCTCCTCTTTTTTCTCAACTTCAACATTACTAGATTTGGACTCATCACTTTCCTTTTCATTCTTGTTTTCGGTTGGTTCTGCTTTGTCATTGGCAGCATTATCTTCAGGAGAACTAGCAGTTGGTTCAGGTGATTTAGAAACTTCTTCTGATGAGGATTCGGTTTCATTAGCTGTTTTATTTGCTTTAACTATTTCTAAAGCTTGTTCGGTACTCATTGACATAAGGCAGTACAATTTCCTTCATCTGGGTGGTTATGATTTAACCTACTTACAAAT